GGTAAAGCCATCGAGTCGACGCCGAAAAACGGTTGGTGTCTGGTGATGATGGCAAACGACTATGTTTTTGATAGTCCTATCTCGGTGAACTGTGCTTACCTGGAAATCTACGGCTACAACGCCGTGTCTTCGGGGATTACACCAAAGCTGAAGCCCAAGTATTACTCCAGCAACGACAATACGATCACGGCGCTGGGCGGGCTTATTCTCAATGGCATGAGCAGCAACATTGAAATCCGCAGTTGCAACATTGAGCTGCCTTCGGTCGCGGGTGTGGTGCCAGCGCCGGTCACCACTCGCCTCAATTCGTTTATCAAAACCAACTCCGGTTCATCGCTACCCCCAGTAATCGGGGTCATGCTGGAGGCGCTGGTCGTAACCAAGGCAGCCGATTTTTACGGCGCGTTGGTGGGCACGGCAGCTTCTGCCGTGGTGTTGGGCTGCTCTGCCGTGACCTTCCCGGGTGACATGGCGGGCAAGTACATCAGCAGCGTTCCAGCGGGCACCGATCCGAAGACCCTCAACAACGTCCTGACAAGCTTGCCGTCGCTTTAATCCGCGATCGCACTGGAGCCCAAAACCATGCAAAAGCAAAATCTGAATGTGATGTTTAACGGCCAATCCTTGATCGGATTTGTGTTTTCCGGGCTGCCCTTAGCAGCGGCACTAATGGTCGCGGCACAGCAAATTGACGAAGCGGCCGACGCGGCGCGCGTGGCTGTGCTGGGCGACTCGCTGCGCGCCCTGGAGTACGAGCGCGCCGCTGTCGAGGCCGAGGCCTTTGCCGCTGGTGGTTATACCGGTGACATGCCGCCCTCGGTGCAGGCCTGGGCTGATGCGGCCGAGCTGGAGCCGAAGGCGGCCGCTGACAGCATCATTGCCGAGGCCGAGGCCTGGCGAACGGCGCTGTATGCGATCCGTGCGGTTCGCCTGGCGGGCAAACAGCGGGTGCTCAAGGCCACCAGTCACGACGCCGCCGAGGCGCTGGCTGACACTGCAATCGCGGCCATTCGCGAAAGCATTGCCGGGGTCGGCAATGCTGCCTAAACCCTGATTCAAACGCCTTGAGCGCCCCGACTGTCGGGGCGTTTTTGTTTGTGCAAATGACCGCGCCGGGCGCGGTCTTTTGCTTTCTGGAGAATGCTACATGAGTGGATTTTTTCACGGCGTTACGACGACGTTGGTCGACACCGGTGCGCGGACCATTGCCTTGCCGTCGTCGTCGATCATTGGTCTGTGCGATACCTTCACTCCGGGCATCCTCGGCGGCGGTACCGCCAAAGCGGGTGACCTGGTATTGCTCACCTCCGAGCGCGAAGCCATTGCCGCGTTTGGTGCTGACTCGGCGATTACCCGCGCGGCTCAGGCGATCTATGTCCGCGCCAAGGCGGTGATCGTCGCGGTCGGCGTGCCCAGGCTCGAAGATGCAGCACTGCAAACCTCGGCCATCATCGGCGGTGTCCTGGCCTCGGGTCAGCGCACCGGCCTGCAGGCCTTGCTCGACGGTAAGAGCAAACACAACGCCCAGCCCAAACTGTTGATTGCCCCGAAGCATTCGGCGACTCAGGCCGTGGCCACCGCCATGGATGCACTGGCCGGCAAGCTGCGCGCCATGGCCATCGTCGACGGTCCGAACACCACCGACGAAGCGGTGATGGCTTATGCCGAAAACTTCGGCAGCAAGCGGGTGTATCTCGTCGATCCAGGTGTCCAGTACTGGGACACGGTGCTCAGTGCCACGGTCGATGCGCCGGGCTCGGCCTGGGTCGCGGGACTCTTTGCCTGGACCGATGCGAACTACGGCTACTGGGCCTCGCCGTCGAACAAGGAGTTTGTCGGCATCACCGGCACCACGCGCCCGATAGAGTACCTGGACGGCGACGAGACCTGTCGGGCCAACCTGCTCAATGGCGCGAACATCGCCACGATCATCCGCGATGGCGGGTATCGCCTGTGGGGCAACCGCACCTGTTCCAGTGATGCGAAATGGGCGTTCGTTACCCGCGTGCGCACCTGCGACATCCTCATGGATGCGATCCAGGCCGGGCACAAGTGGGCGGTCGACCGCTCGATCACCAAGACCTACGTCAAGGAAGTGACCGAAGGCCTGGATGCGTTCATGCGCGACCAGAAAAACGCCGGGGCGATCATCAATTTTGAAGTCTTTCCGGACACCGAACTCAACACTGCCAGCCAGATTGAGCAGGGCAAGGTGTATTGGCGCATTCGCTTCACTGACGTGCCGCCGGCAGAAAACCCGAACTTCCTGATCGAAGTCACCAATCAGTGGCTGACCGAAGTCCTCGACGCTTAAGGAGCACGCCAGATGATTCCTCAAACTTTGTACAACACCAACCTGTTCGTCGACGGGGTCAACTTTGCCGGCGACGTACCGAGCCTGACCCTGCCCAAGCTGACCACCAAAACCGACGAGTACCGGGGCGGTGGCATGGCCGGTGCCATCGAGATGGACCAGGGCCTGGAAAAAATGGAGGCGTCCTTTGTCACCAAGGGCGTGCGTCGCGAGTCGCTCAAGCACTTCGGTCTGGCCGATGGCTCGGCGTTCAACGCGTCGTTCCGTGGCGCCTTCCGGGGACACAAGGGCACCGTCACCGCTGTGGTGGCCACCTTGCGCGGGCTGCTGAAAGAGGTGGACCTGGGCGACTGGAAAGCCGGTGATCCAGCGGAAATCAAACACGCCATCGCGCCGGTTTACTACAAGCTCGAAATCGACGGTCGGGTGATGTACGAGATCGATATGATCGCCGGGGTTCAGGTGATCGATGGCAAAGACCAGCTCGCCGAAGTGCGCTCCGCGCTTGGCCTCTAAGGGAATAGATCCAAATGACCATGCAAACCGCTGTAAAGCTGCCGGCTTGGCTGTTGCTCAACGCCGATAATGCCGTCGTCACATTCACGCGCCCCAGCGAAGTCAACGGCGTGAAGGTCGATTCCTTGGTGCTGCGGGCGCCTTTGGTGCGTGAAGTCCGCGCCGTTGACCGGGCGGCCGGTGACGATGATGAGCAGCGCGAGCTGCAGTTGTTCGCGAGCCTGGCCGAGGCGGGCATCCAGGACCTGGAAGGCCTGAAGGTGGTGGACTATCGCCGCCTGCAGGCCGCCTATTCGCACCTGGTGCCGCACATGGATTATTCGAAATCACTCCCGGCGTGGCTGTCGATCACTGCTGAAAACGCGCTGGTCAGTCTGTCGCGCCCCAGTGAAATCAACGGTGTGCAGGTCGACAAACTGACTCTGCGTTCGCCGACGGTTCGCGAAGTGCGGGCCGCAGATCGCGCGGCCGGTGGCGACGACGAACAGCGCGAACTGGTGTTGTTCGCGGACCTGGCCGGCGCCGCTATCGCCGATCTGGAGGGCCTGAAGGTGGTGGACTACAACCGCTTGCAGGCCGGCTATTTTCGCCTGGAGCAAGACGACGGGGTTTGATCCGGGGGTGATGAAAATGGTGGCGAAACGTCTCGCGGCGGACACTGGGTTTTCCGCTGCCGAGATTCAGTCGATGCCGTTTTCCGAGATGGTTTGGTGGCTCACGGATTGAGCCGCTTCCGGTAATGCTCTGCACAGGGGAGCCATGACATGGCGAACAAACTCTCCCTCGGTTTGGTGATCGGTGGTGCCGTCAGTCCAACGGTCGGCGCCGCGTTCAATGAGGTGACCGGGCGCATCAAGCGACTGGAAGCAGAAGGCAACAAGGCGCGCGTGCTGCAGCGCACGATTGGCGACACCATTCGCCTGCGCGATGAGTGGAAAAAGGCCCACGACAGCGGCGCCGCTGGCGCGTCGAAGCTGCTGGGTCGTTTAAATTCCAACCTCGACAGCCTGAAAAAACAGGGCGTCGAAGTGGGGCGGGTGGACAAGGCCTACCGATCCCTCGGCCAGGCGGCAAGCAAGGCCGAGTTCAAGGCCAAGGGTTACCAGCAGATCGATGCCGGCAAGGCGGGGATGAAAAGCACGGTCGGTCAGGCCGTGGCCGGTGTGGCGACGGTGGGTATTGCCACCAAGGTCAGTGCCGACTTCGGTGCCATCGTTCGCGACATTGCGATCAAGGCCGGCATTGCCAACGATCCAAAAGAAAAACAGATGGCGCAGACGATCATCGAGACGTCGCGTGACACCGGCATGGCGCGCAATGACGTTGCCGACGTGGTCAACCAGCTGGTGGGCGCCGGCATGGACCTGGCCAAGGCGCTGGAGTACGCGCCGGTCGCGGCCAAGTTTGCGGTGGGGCAGGGTTCGAGCGGTGCCGACACGGCGAAGATGATCAATGCCCTCGGGCAAAACGCCAAAATTACCGACGCCAAACAGATGCAACAGGCGCTGGAGGCCATTGCCTTTCAGGGCCAGGCCGGCAGTTTTGAAGCGGTCGACATGGCGCGTTGGTTCCCTGAGCTGCTGTCGAACATGGGCAATTTGAACATCACCGGCATGGACGCGGTGACGCAGCTGGGCGCCATGCTCCAGGTGCAGATGAAGACGGCTGGCGGTGCCGATGAGGCGGCGAACAACCTGAAAAACTGGATGGGCAAGATCGGATCAACCGACACGGTGGAGGCCTACAAGAAGGCCGGTATCGATTACAAAGGCTCGATGCAGACCGGTTTGCAGAACGGCATGTCGACCCTGGAATCGAGCATGGCCTTGGCGCATAAGTACATCCAGGCCACCGACCCGAAACGTGCTGCGCAGATGGCCGAAGCCACGGCGAAAATCAGCCAGGAGGCCGATCCGGAAAAGGCCAAGGCCATGATGGCCTCGCTGGAGGAAGCCTTGCGCACCGGCGACCTGTTCGCCGACATGCAGGTCAAGGCCGCGCTCTCGGCCTACCTGCAGAACAAGGCGCTGTACAGCCAACTGAAAAACGACTCGCGCGAAGCGGCTGGCATCCTCGACAAAAACCTCGCCGAGCGGCGGGAAGCGTCTTCGCAGAAGTGGGCGGAAATGGCGCAGTCGATGGATGACGCCCTGCGCAGTGTCGGCGATGCCCTGCGGCCGGTGACGGATTCCGTGGCCGAGGGACTGACCAAGGTCACCAAAGGTATTACCGCGCTGTCGGACAGTTCGCCCGGGGTGGTCACCGGCATCGCGGCGGTCGGCGGTGGCTTCTTGGCGCTGAAAACGTTGTTCAGCTCGTACAAGATCGGCAAGGGCTTGTTCAACCTGGCGCGCGGGACACTGGGCAAAGGCAAGTCAGACGAGGTGCAGAAAGTCTTCATCACCAACTCGCTGGAGGGAGATCGTACCGCGCCTGGGACTGAGCTCAAGAGCAAGGCGGGTAAGGCCTTGTCTTTGGTCGAGACTGGGCTGAAGGCGGTGGCAGCGGTCAAGGGTGCGTCTGAAGGTGGTGAGGCGGCTGACGGGCAGGAGGGCAAGAAAGCCGGTGGTTTTGACTTGGTGTCGACCGGTCTCAAGGTGGTGTCGCTGGCCAAAGAAGCCGCTGGCGATGGCGATGTACAAGCCGGTTTGGAGGACGGCGCCGTCAGGAAGGTGTTTGTGGTCAACGCTGCCGCCATGGGCGGCGGAGGTGGACCGGTTGAGCGTCGGCGCCGTGGTCGTGGGACCGCCCGCAATTCGTCGCGGCGGCGTCGGTCTGCCGTGCCGCCACGCCCGGGAGGCCCATCACGCCCACCGGTCTCCGCGCCAAGGCCGGCTGTTCCGGTGCCGCGTCCTCCCGTACCACTACTGCCAACCGGCGGCATGTTGGCCAAGTTTGGGGTGGTGGCGGAAACGGTGGGGAAGGTCGGCAAACTGGGCAAAGTGATCCCGGGCGGCTCGCTCATAGACGCCGGGGGCATGGCGTTCGAAACCTACCAGAACGCCAAGACTCAGGAGGGAAAGGCCGAAGGTTACGGCGAGGCGGCGGGTTCGTTGGCGGGTACCATGGCCGGTGCCGCTGCCGGGGCGGCCATCGGTTCGGTGGTCCCCATCATCGGTACTGCCATTGGCGGCATGGTCGGCGCGTACTTGGGTAGCCTGGGCGGGACTGCCTTGGGTGGTGTTGCGGGTAAGTCCTGGTTCGGCGGTGAAGAGCAAAAGCCGGCCACTGCGGTAACGCCTTTACTGATGGCGCCTCGGCCGGGGCCGGTGGTGCCAAGTCTGGCCAGCATGGGACGTTCCTTCAACGGAGCGAACGAGCCTGGCGCACTGCTGATGGCTGGTCCCGCCGCACCACCCAGCCCAGCCTTGGGTGATGTCGCGCGCGCTTTGGCGGCGCCGATTCCGACCAAGCCGGCGCCGGTGGTGATCCAGCCCAAGGAGCCGCAGGGGCCAGCACCGGCCAAAGTGGATCAGCAGTTTAAGTACTCCTTGAACATGCCGGTCACGGTGCAAGGCGATGTCAAAGATCCACAACGATTGGCGCAAGACCTGATGCCGTACATGCAGCGGATGATGGCCGATGCCGCGAAACAGAGTATGTCCAACCAACTGTTCGATGAACCCCACTTGTAAGGAGCACCCATGGCCTACATGGAACAGCTACAGGCCGGCCTGAAGTACCTGGTTGAAGCGGGGGAAACCGGGCGTCGCAGTGCGGATGGCATGCTCGGTCCGGTTAACGGGGCGATCCGCGAAATCACCGGCGCGGCATCCGAGCTGGAAAACATCCCGTTCGTGGGGCCGGCGATAGGCGCCAAGCTGCAGCGAGTGATGCGCGGAGTCGATGCGGCACAGGCCAAGGTCGGCCAGGTGGTGGCCACCTACGGCCGGGCGACCCGTGCCGCCGCCGAGGTGCAGGAACGCATGGGGACGTTAAAGGAGCAGGCGGCCAAGGCATCGACGGCGATCAATTCGATTGCCGGCAAGGTCAGTCCATCCCTGGCCAACATCGTGCCGACCAGTGCGTTTGCCATCGATGGCACGCCGGCACCGGAGGCCGTGAAGCCGTTTCCGCACCTGCTGATCCTGCAGCCGCAGGATCCCAAGGCCCAACCGTACTACTTCAACTTGGATACGGCGGCCTTCGACGAACTCACGCGCTCGAGCGAGTTTCGCTGGGCCTCGCAAGAACGCCTGTCGCGTCGGCCGGCGCAGCAAGCGGTCGGCATCGGCGAAGAAAAAATAAGCCTGAAAGGTACGATCTATCCCGGCTTCAAGGGCGGGCTCAAGCAGCTCGACACCTTGCGCAGCATGGGCGCGCAACTGAAGCCGTTAACCCTGACCACGGGCTATGGCGATGTCATGGGTACCTGGTGCCTGAAGACCATCACGGAAGAGCAGGGCGCGCTGATGCACGGCGGGATTCCGCGTAAACAAGGGTTCACTCTGGAGTTTGTGCGCTATGGCGACGACATGCAGAACGTCTGACGGGGATCTGCTGGACACCATCTGCCACAACTACTATGGCCACCTGAGTGGCACCGTTGAGGCGGTGCTGAATGCCAATCAGGGGTTGGCCGATGAGGCGCAGCCCTATCGTGCAGGTGTGGTGATCGCGCTACCGGATCTGGCGACGCCCGCACAGGAACAGGTCACACTTTGGGATTGATGGTCTACACTCGAGCCGCTTGATTACTCAAGCTCCTTACTTTCTTACCCGCCTTGTGCGGGTTTTTTTTTGAGCACAATCCATGACGCCTATTTTTCGCATCGTTGCCAATGGCGCCGATATCACGGCGTTGATCAATGATCGGCTGATCCAGCTGCGCACCCTGGACAAGCCCGGAATGGAATCCGACGAGTTCGAATTGCGCATCGATGACCGCGATGGCCAGGTAACCCTGCCGTCGCGCGGCAGTGCCGTCGAGGTCTATCTCGGTTATGCCGAAACGTCGCTGGCCCGCATGGGGCGTTACACGGTGGACGAGATCGAGGTCTCCGGACCACCAGACACCTTGATGATCAAGGGCAAGGCCAGTGACATGCGCGGCACGGGAAAAACCATCCGCAGTGGCAGTTGGGAGAACGTGCCGCTGTCGACCATCGTGACCGACATTGCAGCGCGCAACAGCTGGCAGCCGGTGTGCCCGGTGGACACCAAAGTGGTCCGTGCGGACCAGCTCAGTGAGTCCGACTTTAACTTCCTCACTCGCCTAGCCAGGCAGCACGACTGCACGGCCAAGGTGGGTGACGGCAAGCTGTTGGTGATGCCACGCCAAGGCGGGCAGAGCGCCAGCGGCAAGGCCTTTGGTGCGATCACCCTGACGCGCCGCGATGTCAGCCGGTGGCAGTTTCGTCTGGGGGATCGCAATGCGCACAAGGCTGTGGCGACCAAACATCAGGACAAGAAGAACGGGACGCTGGTCGTGGTCTCCCTGGACAACGACGACGTGCCCGATGGCCTGCCGGCGGTGCACACCGACCGGCATATCTATCCCAACAAAACCGCTGCCGAGGCGGCGGCCAAGGCTCGCTTGGCCGCGTTCAATCGCTCTGGTGCGGGTGTGCGCCTGGAGATGCCTGGGCGCACGGACATCTTTGCCGAGCGCTCGATCAATGCCCAAGGCTTCAAGGACGGGCTCGACGGTGAGTACCTGACCGATTCGGTCGAACAGGTTTACACCCAGTCAGGCTGGTCGACCACCGTCGAGTGCAACGGCGGCAAACAAGGCAAAGCGAAGGCCAAGGGTAAGAAGAAAAAACAACCGAAAGATCTGAAGGTGGTGCCGCTGAACCAATAAGCCGCGCCCACCGCAGTGTAACTGCCAGTCAATTAAAGGAGCCATGCGAATGCCGTTAACTGAATTACAGCTACAACGCATCATGCCGAACGCCCGCCGCCAAGCGGGCGTTTTTGTTTCTGCCTTAAACGCGGCCATGGCCCGCCGGCAAATCAACACGCCAAAACGCCAGGCGGCGTTTCTCGCGCAGGTCGGGCACGAATCCGGCCAACTGCAGTACGTTCGAGAACTGGGCAGCGAGCAGTACCTGGCCAAATACGACACCGGCAATCTGGCCGTAAAGTTGGGTAACACCCCGGAGGCGGATGGGGATGGCCAGCGCTATCGCGGTCGCGGCCTGATCCAGATCACCGGTCACAGCAATTACCTGCGCTGCAGCCTGGCGTTATTCGACGACGAACGTTTGCTGCACTCGCCGGAACTGCTGGAGCTGCCGCAATGGGCAGCCGAGTCGGCCGCATGGTTCTGGTGGGTCCGCGAGCTGAATGCCCTGACGGATCGGGATGAATTCGAATCGATCACCCGCAAGATCAATGGCGGGCTGAATGGCCTCGCGGATCGGTTGCAACTGTGGGAGCGGGCGAGGGCAGTGTTATGCGTCTCTTCGACCTGATCCCGGCGCCATATCGAGTGATTGCTGTCGGTGGGCTGCTGGTCGCCATCGCGGGTGGTTTTGCAGCGTTGGCCTGGCAGGTCCAGGACTGGCGCTACGGCCAACAGCTCGCTGAACAGGCTCGCCTGCATACCGACACCCTCAATCAACTGGCCCTGGCTTCGGCCGCGCAACAGCGTGCCGAACTAGATAGGCGTCTGACCCTGGAGCAGAAGCTTTCAGCCAGCGAACAAACCCATTACCGAGCCCTGAGCGATGCCCAACGTGATCAAAGTCGCCTGCGCGACCGTCTTGCCACTGCTGATGTGCGCCTGTCAGTCCTACTCGACGCCACCGATTCAGCCAGCGGCTGCGCAATGTCAGCCACCACCGCCACCGGCGGCGTGGTTCATGGCCCCACAAGAGCCCAACTTGACCCAGCGCATGCTCAACGAATTATCGGCATCACCGATGCCGGCGACCAAGGACTGATCGCCTTGGCGGCCTGTCAGGCCTACGCCAAAGAAGTCTCAACAGCGAAGTGAAAAAGAGCGACCGGGCTTGATGCGTCAACATCCAGCCCGGTCGCCGTCCCTGCAGAACGTCCCTGCAAGTCCAGCCAAGGCTCTTGCTCCGTGCACAAAGCGCGGCGAGCCTAGCACCTGTTTATATATACAGTAAAGGTCTTGCTATCTATGTCTACTCCCATCATCCCTTGGATGGGCGGCAAACGCCGCCTGGCCGACCGCCTCATTCCGCTTTTTCCACCACACGAATGCTACGTCGAAGTCTTTGCCGGCGGTGCCGCGCTGTACTTCATGAAGCCCCAGCCATCGCCCGTGGAAGTTCTCAATGACATCAACGGCGATCTGGTGACGCTTTACCGCGTCGTGCAGAACCACCTCGAAGAATTCGTGCGCCAGTTCAAGTGGGCGCTCAGTTCGCGCCAGGTGTTCGAGTGGCAGAAGATGTCCCGTCCTGAAACCCTCACCGATATCCAGCGCGCCGCAAGATTTTTCTACCTGCAGCACCATGCCTTCGCCGGTAAGGTGACTGGGCAGACGTTCGGTACCGCCACCACGGGCCCGGCCATCAACTTGCTACGGATCGAGGAAAATCTCTCGGCTGCTTGGCAGCGCCTGTCTGGCACCTACGTGGAGAACCTACCCTGGCTCGAGTGCGCTGAACGCTACGACCGTCCTCATACCTTTCATTATATGGACCCGCCGTATTGGCAGACTGCCGGGTACGGGGTGGATTTTCCGTTTCAGAATTACGAGCGGATGGCCGACTTCATGCGCCGCTGCAAAGGTAAGGTAATGGTCAGCATCAACGACCACCCGGACATCCGCCGGGTTTTTGAGGGCTTTCATTTCGAAACACTGGACATCCGCTACAGCAACACCAATCAGCGCCAAGCAAAAGCAGAGGTAAGTGGGGAGTTGGTCATCACGAACTGGGAACCTTCCGCTCTGGGATGTCTGTTCTGA